AAGCTGAGTAATAGGAACCCTTGCATTATTAAAGTCACCGTCCTGAGTAAAGCTACGTCCAATAACACTACCTGTTTGAAAGTATAATCGCAAAGCATCTTCAGGATTATAAGCATTACCTGTTCCCAAGTCAATCTCATTCAATCCATCAGCATCAATAAATACACCATCAGGAACTGTACGTGCAATCACCTGCTGTAGTTTAAGGTGGGTGATTTGAATTAAGTCAGCAAAAGGAATCATCCTTCTACACAATGACTCAATAGTCCCCTTATACATACGAGGAGCACAGGCCACATAATTTGGAAGTGCGTGTTGAGATGCTGAAGTAGGACGAACCATGTTTTCAGACATCTTCCATTGAAGCAAAATATTAGTACCCATAACCATGATACCTTCGTACCATACGTCAATGGTCTTTTCAATCTTTTCAAAGCTACCTTCCTCCATCATTTCTGCAGGAGGATTAAATGTGTCATCCTTCTCAATTACTCTAGAGCCACCGCCTTCAAGATTCTTTTTCTTATAGACAATCTTTTTAGTAGTCTTGTAATTAAAGTACAACAACGTGCAGGTGTCCCTATAAAACATACTGTTCTCATAGAACTGTGCCACATTATAGTAGTCATACCATGATTGACTGTACTGAGTTATTTGCTGTAAATCTTCTTTAGTAAGCGATTGGTCAATCTTCATTAACTCACTAATTGGAAGAGTCTTTATTTCTCCCCAATAAAAACAATCCTTAAAGTATGGGTCCTCAGTATAACTATAAATTACGTTAGCAGGGTCAACATAAGAAATCTTAACTCCTGTCCCCTGAAGGAACTCATGCTTAGCTACACCAATCCCAACTACAGTTAAATCATAGTCTAATCTTTTTCTGATATCATCGTAATGATTCTCATCAAAGATTGTGTTAATAGCTTCTTCCTCAGCAATCTCAATAGCAGGCTTATAGTTAAGCTGCATATAAAGTGATAGCTCATCATCTGTTTGAGGCAATTGGTCAGGCTCCATCATAAAAGGATTCGCACCTGACTCCTCTTGAATAATTTCAAGAACAGGCTTAGCTATCATTTGACTTTCAAGTAAGTCCTGATACTTACTTCTCTTTGCTTGAGACATTGCGTCTTGAGCGTATGCCTTAACCTTAAATAAACGGTCAGACATACCATTGACAACTACGTCAATAAATTTTGGTAAAATAGGAACAGGAGTCCAATCTAAGTTTAAATAAGATAGGTCTCCATCAATTGCTAATTCATTTTTATATTTGCCAATAGGTTGCTCACCTCTTGCATATAATCTTAATCTGCGAAAATTCTGCCATTGTCCATAGTATCTACATGAGTTTCCATCTTTACGAAACCACTCATATTGTATAGCTTGACCTATTTGTAAACCAAAGGTATCCGATGCCTTCTCAGCATCCGTAGCCATCTGACTAGGAAAAGACACTGAATTAATTTGGATTGTTATATTCTTCATTTGTCCAATTGACTTAAAGTCCCTTCGTTCTTATATTTAGCGAAGTTAATAATTAATTTCGATTCTTTTTTTTCAGGCACATAGAGGTGTTTTTGATTAGCCATGATGGCAAGCCCTGAGCTAATACAAGCATCAAATTTTGTTCTATCATTTATGTCAAACTTAGCCCAATCCTCAAGAGTTCTTGTAAAAGGCATCGTCCCCATTAGGTCTGCATCTCTATACCTTCCTTCTAAATCAAGCCCTACAAATTTCTCAATGTAAGACTCAATTGCCGATGCGTGTGATTGCTTGACATCTTCAGAAGAGTTGGGTATTCCGCCTAACTCTCGTTCAGTCTTTGTCAGTTTAGCAAACTGTTTGTCAGGTCTGTTAATTGAAAACCCTCGATATCCCCTGTTCTTTAAGTGATACAACAATCTTGGCTTATTGTTTTCTACCAAGATAGGCATACCATAAAAAACGCAGGCCATCAATACTTCCTCAAAAAATATCTCAGCAGTTTGAGGTCTTGCAATGTACTCTAGAAAAAACTCATTCACAGGAGCATCATCCATGTGAAACTTAGTCATTCCATGTAGCGCTCCATTAGAGCCACGTCCGCCAACCACAGCAGATATATCGTATGAATCACATCCAAATGACCCAAGATGTTCATTCCCGGGATACTTAATTCCATTACGTATATGAACATTGTTTTGCATTTGTTTAGGTGGTGCCCAACTCATAGCAAATCTACCCCTTGGGTCGGGAGTCCAAATCACCTGAGTATCCTTAATACCATCCTTCCAAGAGAAAGAGCCTCTAGTAATATAGTGCTCCTTAATCATCGAGTCATTGTAATCAATCTGCTGATATATCTTAGTCAAATTAAATATGGATGACTTGCTCTCATCTCTAAAAGCGTGAGATTCTGTACGAGGAAACTGACGATAAAATTCATTCAATGCATCCGCATCATTTTTCAATGAATCTACTTCAGCATCCCAATAGTCTATTGCACCATTTTTAATTAGATTCCCATCAACTCCCTTTATAGGAGCTGTAGGCTTACTAAATACAGGATGACCATAGATGTCAATGAAACCTTCCATGTTCCACTCCATAGGAATAAACAAGGCGTATAGGCCACTCTTAGTTTGACCGTTAGCGTTCCTGTATTTTACATTAGATTCTTCGTAGATGTCCTTAAAGTTTTGACCCCCCTTGCTTAATGCGTTAGAGGTAGAACCCATCATACACTTACCTATAATCTTACTACCTAATCGTAAACAGGTTTTGGTTACACGCCAATTCTCTTTGATGTTTACAGGCTTAGTCCATTTACCACTTTCATCGTGAGCCAAGAACAATAGCTTCTCGCCATCATAGGAGTTGTCTTCAGTATTTTTCCAATCTATAGTTGTATCAAGACCATCAATTTCTGTATCTCCTGATTCATACATATTCTTCTTTGTAATCTTTGCAGCAGGAACACGAAAAGCCAATTCTGTTTTAGGCTTGTCCATTCCATCCATGATAGGTTTAAAGAAGAAAGGTAAACGGCTATTGATTGGAACAACCTTGTCTGTAAACATCTTTTTAGCATCAGCACCTGTCTTTGATAAGATACCTATACGTGCATCACGAGCAAGAGTGCCTATGTTAACGCATTCAGATGAAGACATAAATGAAAATCCTGAACGTCTAATCTTTAGATAGACCATTCCAAATGCCCTTGGGTCAGCACGGCAGGCTTCCCAAAATATCCAATAAATTCGATTGGCCTCACGGAAGTCAGGATATCCTACGTCAATGCTAGACCATTGTAGGTACATATAATGGGAGCCTGTAATATAAGTCTTTACCCCATTATTCATAAACCAAAAACCTTGCTCTCTACGGTCAAACTCTTTTTCAATGTAATCTACCCATTGGTCTTTGAATTCCTTTGGCTTATCATTCCATTGAAATATAGATTGAATCCTAAATAATTCTCTTGGTAATTCTTCCCTTTCCCAATACTGCTCAGATTTAGATTGGTGTCTTTGAAGACACTTTTCAGGAGCAAATGGAAGGGCTATTTTTAATCCTGATATTTCTAATATCTGACCTATCTTTCCGGTCTTAGAAATAACTACAACATCATATTGGTCATTATAACCGTACAGCCAAGACATCACTCTATTTTTATTAGAGATGACTGCAGGAGGAATGTAATCCTTCAATACCCTACACAGACTACTGTTTTGACCTTCGCTCTGCAAACCCTTGTTTGGTATCTGTTCTACTTATTCCTTTATCAATTGAATCTAAATTTTCTTTTTCTGATTCTATTCTATTAAGAATCTCAAACGCATCAAATATCGCAAGCTTCTTTGTAGCTGCTGCATTCTTTAATCTATCAGCAGCAAGTTCTCCTTCCTCATCCTTACTTTTTACAACACACTCTTCGGCAACCTTGATTAACTCATCAACAGCCTTGTATCCTGCAGCAATAATTCTGAGTTTAATCTCTTTCATTTTAATCCCTTTAACATCTCAATCATTTTGGGATGTGGGTATATATCAATCTTATCCTTACGGATAGAGTTATGGGTATATATCCCGGGTTCACCTTTTAATGCTCTAGATGAAATGTCCCAAATATCTTCTTTGTAATCTAATGGTATCCCATATCTTTTATTCCAAAGTAGCAAAAGCTGTTTAACAGATTCAATCTGAGCATCCGTATAGTCATGAAAATAAGTAAATCCTTTGTACGGCTTGTCTAGTTTAATAATTCCTTCAGTCATTTCTCTACCAACGTAATTATAAAACTTGCCATTTACTTCTTTTAGATTACCCCAATTGCATATCTCAATACCTATACTAGTTTTATCTAACTGCTTGTAAGGAATCTTACGGTTACTAAAAACACTTTTTTGTAGACCTAGATGATAAGCCCAATACTTAGAACTGAAGCCCTGAACAATCTGACCATCTACACATCCTTTTCCTATACCTGATATGCACACGCAAGTAGCCACTCTTTCTGAGTTAGAAGACCACCAAGCAAATGTTCCAACTCCATTTGGATTGCCTGCAGTATGATGCAAGTATACCTGAGTCTTTGGATGCTCTTCGCTAAAATATTGGCTTGAAGGAAAATCTATTTGTATTATATTCATTCTGAAATTCTTTTTAAAAATCCAACCTGAATTAATCTAGCTGACTCGTCTTCTCCAAAGTTCTCGAATATATTTCTAGAATGCAATAGATTTGATTCAAAGGCAACCATCCGATTAAATTTAGAATACACCCTGATTAAGGGCTTTTTCTCTTCATCGTATATTGTTGTTCCGTCTTCACTTGGAGACAGTTCATTCAAATACAATATGCACGTTATGTCCCCCATCATTTCATCGCTATGGATAAAATTAGGTTCCTGCTGATTCAACGGGGACTTTCTTACAAAATTAAGTTCTAACTTATAATCAGGAAATAGTTCAGAGACAAATTTGGCAAAGTCATCGTTATTACCTCTAGGTTGTATGTTTCGGAATATGTGCTGATTGTCTGCCACGTCTTGAAACCCGTGCAAGTGGATGTCTGATACATAATCTTTTGGATTTTTTAATACGTTGTCAAATGTGATTAGGCTCATAATTTGATTGTTATTTGATGGTCATACATTCGATAAAGCTTCTCATCATCTACTGTAAACTCGTATTCACTATCAGGGCTAAAGCAAACCAAGTCTCCTTCATTGATGCCATGCTCAATAAGATAATCATTTGGATACTTCATCATGCCCATTAATGGTTCTTCGCTAAAAGGTTTCTTGATATAACTTTCTGTAGCTGCAATTGGCTTCACAAAACAGTATCTGTCATAAGCATTCCATTTTCCATTCTGTTTGTACATAAAAAATTGCTCCATTTCTATAAAAAATAAATCATCCTTAAAGAATGACTTACCGCTTTTCTGCCTACCCTTCATGTCATTATAAAACTTAAAGACATTGTGGTGAACTAGAAGTGTGTCGCCAATTTCTATTGGCCCACCATAACCTAAAGGAGTTTCAATTACTTCAGCAAATCTATTTGAGAACTTG